ACCGCGAGCCTTGGCGGCTTGCAGTGCTGCCTTGGTGCGGCGGCTGATCTCTTCGCGCTCATGCTGGGCGACAACAGCGCGAATGCCGAACTCAAGCGTACCAGCGTGCGGCATATCGGCTGCAACGATTTGCACACCAGAGTCACGCAGGGTCAGCAGGAACGCTGCCTGGCGGCTCAGTCGGTCGATCTTGGCAATCAGCAGAGCCGAACCAGTGGCTTTGCACATGGCGATGGCAGCGGCCAATTGTGGCCGGTCATCGTGCTTGCCTGATTCGATCTCGGTAAATGAATGAATGATGCCGTCAGCGTAGGCTTTGACTGCTGCCTGCTGGGCTTCAAGGCCGAGGCCAGATTGACCTTGGCGCTCAGTGGAAACTCGGAAGTAAGCTACATACTTGCTCATGTTTTGCGCTCCTGTATCTCGGTGGCGTTGCGGTCTTGAGTGACCGTAGACAGAGACTCTCATATATCTCGGCGATATGTCAACACCCCAAACCAAAATAATTTTAAGTGCTGTCAAATTGGCAAGCGTTGACGGCGTTACGGTCTTAGAATTATATTCGGGCGATATACAAGGGGGTGTTATGAAGCAAGGCAAGATGTTTCTCATGCGTATGCGGCCAGAAGTGCGGCAACTGCTAGACCAAGCGGCTGCAGAGCAGCGTCGCACCAGGGTGTCGATCCTGGAAGAGCTGATACTGGAGGCTTACGGCAAGCGCTACCAGAGCACGCAGGATCGGCTGAACAAGCTGCTAGGTGGCGCATGAACGGTCGCGGTAAGCGGAACAAGGGCGCTGCAGGCGAGCGTGAGCTGGCCAAGCTGCTGACTGATGAGCTCGGGTTTGTGGTCAAGCGCAACCTGGGGCAGGCCCGCGATGGTGCGGATGACATCACGATCCAGCATTTCAGGCTGGAGGTTAAGCGGCAGGAGCGGTTGCAGATTGATGCCTGGTCGCAACAGGTCGAGGCGTGTGCGCAGCCGCATGAGGTGCCGGTGGTAGTCTACCGGCGCAACGGCCAGCCATGGCGCGTCGCCCTTTTACTGGATGACTTTATACCTATGCTGAGAGATCAATTGGAGGGAAACAATGCAAACGAAACTGAAGCTAGCTGATGACATGCCAGCAAAGAAGCAAAATAAACGCGATGACACGCCAAGCGTCTACAACCCTGACTTTAAGTACAAGCCAGCGGGTACGGCGATGGACTTAGCCGCCAAGTTCAAGCGCATCCAGCGCGAGCAGGCTAAGGCTGCGAAGGCTAGCAAGGTGAGGCGCGTCAAATGATCCGATTGTGGCGAGCGTTCAGGATGTGGCGTTATTCCGGCCTTGGGATCATGGCCTCGGTCAAGCAGGCCAGGCGTTATCTGAGGCGGCATGGTGGCCGCAGGTTATGAGCATTGCCAGCACTGCGACAGGCCGCACTGGAAGCCTCGCACTGTGCTGGTGGACGGCGTTGAGCTCTGTACGCACAGCGAAGCCTGGCGCTTTGAGTGCGAGGTGCGCTGGGCTCTGAAGCTGCCGGACAAGGCGAGGAAACCAAAGGTTACCAAGATGCAATACCTACTCAGTGTCGAAGAGCGGCGCGGCATTGAGGGCAAGACCAAGCTGCGAAATGAAATGCTAAAGCGATATAAAAGATGAGAGATCCGTTCAAGATTGACAGCCCGACCTGCATTAGCTTTAGCGGTGGCCGCACCAGCGCTTACATGCTTTGGCGGGTATTGCAAAGCAACGGCGGGTTGCCTGCCGAAGCTGTTGTCTGCTTTGCGAACACCGGCAAGGAGGATGAGGCGACACTGCGCTTTGTGCGCGAGTGTGAGGTGCAGTGGCAGGTGCCAATTGTTTGGCTTGAGTTTCATCACGCCGAGGACACTGCAACCAGGTTTAAGGTTGTTGATTTTGAAACAGCAAGCCGTGACGGTCAGCCATTCGAGTCGGTGATCTTTGACCGGCGAGCGCATGGCTACTTGCCAAACCCGGTAACAAGGTTTTGCACCATTGAAATGAAGATCAGGCCTGTAGCTCGGTATCTTCGTTCAATTGGCATGGCTAGCACACAGAAGGAAGCCGAGAACATGAGCTGGGTTGGCATTCGAGCGGATGAGCCACGGCGAGTAGCAAAGATTACAGACAAGTCGCGCATGCCGCTTTGGGCTGCAGGAGTTACAAAAGAAACTGTCGGTAAGTTTTGGCGCTCGCATACCTTTGACTTGGAGCTGCCCAACAACAATGGCGTAACGATGCACGGCAATTGCGACCTGTGCTTTTTGAAGCCTGCCGCGCAGGTTTTGAGTCTGATTCAGGAAAAACCGCAGAGAGCTGTTTGGTGGGCTGAGATGGAGCGGCGTTGCCAATCCTCTGGCATGACTACAGGCGACGGTCATAGATTCAGAAAAGACCGCCCCAGCTATGCTGAGATGGCAAGGTATGCAACTGAACAAATAGATATGTTTGACCAGGCCGAGGAAGCAGTGGCCTGTTTTTGTGGTGACTAAAGAGGAGATATAAAAATGCAAAAACCAAGGAATGACCACCGGCTGCTGGACACATTGATTACTGAGCTCAGAGCTCGCAACGACGCTCATTTGGCTGTCAAACTGGGTTGGCCGCAGGCGTATGTCAGCAAGATAAGAAGCGGCAAGATGGGCGTGACAGCGGAGCGGATCTTAAAGATCCACGACGCGACAGGGTGGGAGATCAAGCGGATCAAGGGGCTGATATGAACACTAAGTTCTGCACCAGTTGCCAATGCACCAGGGATCTTGACGGCGGGATCTACAGGCGCGGCAAGAACACAGCGAGGTGGATCTGTAAGCCTTGCGTTGAAAAGCGCTCAGAGAGCCCGTATCGCAACCACAGCGGGCAGATAACGCCAGAGGCGCATGTGCGGAAGCTGGCGGGTCAGCTGCGGTGGCCGTGATGTTGCTCGCGCTGATAGGCGTGGTGCTCATGACGATCGGTGGCTTGATCGGATTGGTGGCGATTGCGGTCTGGATGACGCTATGGGTCGGTCTGATTGCAGGGGATGGAGATGAATAAATGACAATAATGCTTACACGCGAGGAAGCGCAGCAGGTGCTGGATGCGCTAGAGCATGAGGTACGCCGATCAGATGCTGTTCCGGCTAAGACCTTGGATGCGGCTGCAATTCTGTTTGCCAAACTCGCGCAGCCTGAACCGGAGGCAATGGCCTGGTTGGTGACAGAGGACGGCAAGCCGGTCTTTTTGAAAGGTGATAAGACACCTGCAGCGCATGTGGCGAAGCGCAAGCCAAACCGCAAGCTGATCCCGTTGTACGCAGGAATTGCATGAGCCCGATGCCTGACAACGTGGTTCCATTTGCGCTGCCCAAGAAGCCTAAGATCCGCGAGAAGGAGCCAGCACCGGATCAGCGCAAGGTGTGTGTCGTTCCAATTAAGGCGATCAGGGATGCCAACCTGACAGATGCCAGCATCAGGGTATTGGCGATCCTCTGCAGCTACACCAACCGCGCTGGCATCACCTGGGTTAGCCAGAACCGGCTAGCAGCTGACATGGGCGTGACCAAGCAGGCGATCAGCAAACAGTTTGTCAAGCTGAAGGCTGCCGGTTACATCGAGGTGGTTAAGCGCGGGTTCAAAGGCCAGCGCTCGGACACCATTCGCGTCGTGTTCGATGAGTCAGTCGATACGGCCACAGCACTGGCAGTCACCAGCCGACATGAAGACAACCGATCACCACAATTGAAGGAACAAGACATGAAGAAAGAGCAAGAGCTGACACCAGATCCTGAAGGCCTAAAGCGTATCCAGGACATGATCAAGGGTGTTGTCAAACCAATTACTCAACCACCAAAGGAGTACCAGATGCCGAAGTCAGGAGACACCATAACCGTTGCCAAGATGAAAGCAGAGATCGCTGCAAAAAAGGCATCAAAAGAGAAGCGCATAGTCAACCCAGAGGTTGTCAATGTAAAGCCGTCACATAGTCAACCTAAAGCTGTGGATAAGTCTCACACTGACAACCATACTGACAACCAAGGGGTTGACCATAACCTAAAGAACGAAGGTATAGATAAAGTATTAAGGTTATTTTTAAATAAAGGTTTTAATGTTTTAAGCAACCAAGAATCAATTCAACACATTGCAAATGAAACAACAGTTGCAGAACTGGAAACACTGATGGATAAGTTGTCAGATCGCTATGCAGCTGAAGGCTTGCCCTTGCCGACCGATGGCGCGATGCTGGCTAACGACCTGATCATGCTGCAATCGGATGAGCTGACAGCACGGCATGGCATTTAAACGCGTTTTAAGGTGCCTACAAGGCGCGATCAGGGTGCGGGTAATAGGCAGACATGGGTACGCATGGAAAACGGCTCTAAGGGGCTGTAATCCAAAGTGTCCAAAGTCCAAACGAACGTATGGTGTTTTGACATGTCCGGAAGGCAGGGGGGGTTACGACGTGTCTGCGTTGAAGCGATGCCAGCACAACCTGGGCGTAGGATCGATTGCGTTATCGATCTGGCATCACCTGTTGTCAAAAAGGCACCCTTTGCCCCCTCCCCCGTCATGAGCGCTAGCGGGGGCTCCTCACAATTTTTCCCCACTTTTTTAGGAGGTTGTAATGTTGCTAGGTAATCAAATCATTGGTGGTCAAGAAAACATGCTTGGTGCGGCATTGCAGGCAAAGCAACAGCAGCCGGTGGTAATGGCTAT